TACGGTTTCGGTCGCTTTTTGGGATCGCGGTGGATTGAATACTGCTGCGCTACGAGGCTCGACGTGTGATTCCATCGCTCGCGTTGTTTCGCCTCCGACGCCCAGACGAGGCCGCGGAGCGTCCACTCGCCGGGATGGACGCCGATGATTCCGGCAAGTTCGTAACAGAGTCGGTAGGGGTCGATAGGTTTTCCAGGGCCGCGTCCATCTCCTTCCCGAGAGCTGCTAGTCGCGTCTGCATCACCTCGACTGCCTTCTTTTCCGCCAACTTCGCCTTCTCGTAGGCCATCTCGAGGGCGGGCCTCACGTCGCTCCGGCAAAAAAAAATCGTCTCCTCGATTAGCGCATCGGCAGCGGCGTGGAGCGTGTCGGCGTTGAACGAATCGCTGAACTGCTCCGGCGAGATGCCCCGCTCCTGGGCCTGCTGCTCACAGACGACGTAGAGAACGGCACCGAGCTTGAACACGTCCGAAATGTCGCGAAGACACTGCTGCGTCGTAGGGAGGTCGAGCATATCGACGCCGGTGGCGGTCTTGACCCGCTCAAACGTGCCGAGCGTCCCGCGGATATTCCAATGCCGCCCCTCTACGTCGGTGAACGTCTTCATTTTCCGTGGCTCCACTGCTTCAAGGTGAATGTCGCCAGGACGGCATCGTTCAGCGGCTCGTCAGTCGAGGAGTCGCACACGATGAAATCGGCCGTCAACGGCCGCAGGCCGTTAGTGGTCGTAACCGTCACCACGCTGCCGTCGGCCTCGGCAGCTATCAGCTTGGCGGCGTCCGCCGGCTTGATGACGGACACCGTCAATTCCACCGTCCGGTGAGTGACTATCGTGGACTGCGAGCCATGCCCGTACCCGGTCGCTTCGACCTCCTGGGTGCGGCGGGACACAGTCACGTCGCTCACACCCGACAGGATTTGCCCGTCCAGCGTGAATACGCAGTCACGCCCCAGGCGAAACTTGTCAGATGCGCTCGGCACCACTCACCTCGCGTCAGGCGCCGGTCGTGCTCGGCGTCTTTCGCAGCGAAATCGTCCACTCAATCGCGCCGTCCAACTCCTGCGGCTCCGAGATGCTCATGACCTGGAACGTGCCGCTGGGCTGCGCCGGGCCGGTAGGAGACAGCGACATCGTGACGCTGCCGGTCGAGCCCACGGTTGCGGAGTGGTCCAACACGACGACCTCGATCGTGGTGTTGGACCGGACGAACGCGAACTCCTGCTCGTTTCCGGACCCGCGGGTCGTCACGTCGGCCTCGGCCGCAGTCTCCCGATTGACCGTGACGCTTTTCACGTCCTTGTTGGCGATCGAGCTTGCGAACGTGAACGAGGCGTCTTTTCCGAGGAAATATTTGTGGGCTTGAGCCGACATATGGGCGGTTACTCCGTGCGGGGGCGGAAATCGCCCACCTGTACGTCAGTATACCGCAATCAGAGGTTGCCGAAGCCGGCGCGCGGACCGATCGCAGCCTTGAATTGGCCTCCAAAGGGCTTCGCCAGGTCGCCCCGAGCGATAGCCCTCCGCATGGCTGGCTGCATGAACGGACGTGCTGGGTACGTCGCGCGGCTCGTGTGTCCGGCATCCACCCACTTTCCGGTGTTTCGCGGCTTCTGGCCAACGGAAAGACGCCAAAAAATCGGGTTGTATTTCCGTGGGTACTGCGGGACGTATTGCCACGTCGCAAGCATTTGCGTCCCGCCGAACTCATGAAGGTACGGCAGCATCTTGCCCTTCTGCGACGGTCCGACGACGGCCGAATGACTGATCGGGTCGTAGAAGTTCCAGAGATTGCGTCGAAACCCGAGCATATGGCCGTATGGAACGTGCGTGTGCGGTGGCGTCCCCGGTGACGACGGCGGCCGCGTCTTGATCTCGCGTGCCCTTGCTTCGATGGCACGTCGCGTCCGCGCCGTGAGGCCGGGAACGGCTGCGGCCTGGCGGAGATTCATGTTGGGGTTTTGCCGCATGACCTTCAGCTTGGGCTTGGCCATGCCCATCTTGCGAATCGACCGCTTTGCGTGATCCTTGATCCGCATGGAGCCCTTCGAAAGAGCCCGGTACTCCATTTCGCTTAGCGCGTTCTTGACCGCGTCGCGGTCAAAGAAGTTTTTCACACTCGCCCGCATGGCAACGCCGGGGATGCGGAAGCCGCTGCCGAGGCCGGGGAACAGGTTGCCGGTCGGAAAGATTGCCATGCTACGGTCCCGTGGGCGTAGAGTGATCTCGCGGCACCCGGTAGGTGACGCTGATTTGCGACAGAAATACTCTCCGGTCAGTCAGGGAATCGCGGTCGAACGTCGTGGCCATCGTGGCACCGAAATACAGTGCGTTCTCCGGCATGGTTGGCATGGTTAGCACGTTGCTGCGGATGGCGTCGATGATCTCCTCGGCCAGCCGCGTCAGGGCGTCGATCTCCGCGTTGGACCCGTCCACCAGCTTGCCGATGACCACGTCGATTTCGTGCGTGAATAAATCCTGGCCACGCGACGACCGCTCACTCTCAATCGTACCCGGCACCACCGACACCTTGAGGGTGCGTAGGTCCGGCCCTTCGTAGTCCGGCACATAGAGCCGACGAGCCGTGATCGACTCGTATGGCGGCGAGAACGTGTACGCGGACAATCCATCCGCAAGGGCTTCGGCGATCTCGACTGCGACGGATGGCATGACTATGCGGCCCGCGGGCCTTGCTCCTGGGACTGTTGCTCGAGGATGGCGAGATTCGCCGCCAGACGTTGATCTCCTGGGCACCGCTTGAACGCTTCGCGGGCGTGCTGCAGGGCTTCCGACGTGAGGTTCAGCTTGGACGCAGCGATGCAGGCCAGGTCGGGGGCAGCGGCCCCGTAGGCCCGTGGATCGCTTGCGTGGCTTTGGCTATGCGCTGGGCAGAACGCAGCATGGCGGGCGTAATAAAGGCACGACACCCAATCGCCCATCTTCTCGGCCAGTTCCGCGAACGCCAGGAACGCTTCCGGCTCGCGAGGGGCCGCCATGATGGCCTCCAGAAGCCGCGGCTTGGCACGGTCCGGCTGGAGCTTTGCCAGCATCCGGCAGGCATAGGCCCGCTCGGTGGCCGCCCCGTTTGGCATGGCCAGGTATCTCTCAAAGGCTTCGGCGGCCTCGGCGTCGCGGGCATAGTCCAGCTCGCGGGCGAGATACCAGTGCATCCGCGTGTCCAGGGGATTCTCGCGGACCGCCTGGCGGAGCAGCGTCAGGTCGCTTTTGTGGGTCTTGCCTGGCTGGCGGTGATGCCGGATCGTGAACCCGTCGAGTTGCGTCTGCACCTCGTCGCCACTCCAGCAGGCCAGACCCTCGTGCGTCGCCCCCACCCAACGGTAGCCGGCCCGCAGATGGACGCGATCGGACAGGAATCGGACGTTCTCGGACCACTGATACCAATAGCGGCCTTTCGTCGTTTCCGGCCGCCACGCGGCCTCGAGGGCCGCCCGCCATCCTGGGTCGAGGACTTCGTCCAGGTCGAGCCGGATGGCCACGTCCACGTCGGACGGCAGATGGTAGAGCGACAGGTTGTGGGCATCGTCCCACCGCCACGGCACGGGTGCCCCGTGGGCCACCTCCACGCCGCCGGAGTGGAGCAACTCCACCGTCGCGTCGGTCGAGCCCGTGTCGGTGACGACCCGCACGTCGGCCTCGCGGCACGAGGCTTCCCACGCCGTGACGTTCGCGGCTTCGTTCCTCGCTAGTGCGTAGATGCCGATTTTCACAGGAACAACTCCATGGCGAACGCCCGTGCCTCGGCGTCCCTGGCGGCGAGCTGCTCGAACGTGGCCGACCCGCTGAACGTGGCATGGCCGCGGCCGGCGTCGAAATCGACGCCCACCACGTCGCTTTGGTAGGCCGTGGCACCGGCTTTCGCACACCGCAGCCAGAACCCCCAATCAGACCACGCGATTCTGGGCGGCCCGCCCACCCGCAGCCACAAATCCCGCCGTACTGGGCAGGAGCCGGCAAGCGTATTGGCCCTCTGAAGTACGTCGGGGTTCCAGTAGCAATTCCAGACGTGACTCCCGACCTCCCGCTGATGCCACACCAGAATCTCCGCCCCAGCGGCGTCGGCCTTGACCAAATCCGTCAAGGCCGTTGGCGTATAGCAGTCGTCCACGCCAATGACGCTGACCCACGGCTGCGTTGCGGCCTCGACGGCAGCGTTGACCATGGAAACAACGTCTGGCTTGACGCACGGCACGGCGACGGTGCGGACGGTGGCCGGGCCCGGCAGCAGACCGAGCGGCTCGGGACAGGTATGGGCGACGACGACCTCGGCCGGGGCCGGCAGCATGGACAGGACGGCCGCCCACCACCTGGCGGTGAACTGTGCGTAGCGGTTTCCCGGCTCGCCGAACGCCGTGACGATGATGCTCACCATGACGAGTACCTCGTGAACATGGTCTCGTCGTGATTGGCTCCGTAGAGGAAGAAGTTGTCGGGATTCTGCCGGTAGACCGTGGCCCAGGTGTTGACCTCCCAGGTCGGCGGATTGGTGGCCGCGTCTAAGACGTTGCTATGGAACCAGAACGCCAGGGCGCGGGGGACGACCAGGATCGTTCCAAGAAACGTCCAGTTGATGCGGTCCGGCGCCGGAGACTGCACCCCGAAAGACGGCGACACGATCCGCGTCGGTGGCGTGGCCGCCACGGCCTCGAGCAGTTGCGTAACGTGGATGGGATGAATCTTCCGGTTGTGGAGCAGGCCGTAGTCGATCCAGACCAGCGTTTCGGCCTCCATCGCCCCGGCCGCCCTGGCGATCCACCGGCTTTTCTCGTGCTGGACCGCATGGTATGCGGCCGTGTCCTTGCCGCCCGGCTCCACCGCCATGCCGGCATCGGCCATCCAGTTCGCCATCCAGCAGTCCGCGAGCGGCTGGCGGAACGCCAAGGACTTCCCGCACAGGGCCAAGAGCTGCGACCCAAGTGCAGCGTAGTCGTCTGCCGAACGGTGGTCGCACGGCAGCGGGACGTAGCCGGTGACAACTGCCACGCTCATGTCAGCACCGCCACGCGACGCAGGCCGTCGTTGATGAGTTCCACGGTGCGGCCGGCCTCACGGGCGAAAACGTCCACGGCCCTGGCCACCTCTGGGTTGCACACGTCGTCGGCTAGGATCGCGCGGCAGTGTGCCACGAGCCGAAGGTCGGCCAGGGCTCCTGCGTAGGAATGATCCCCGTCAACGTGGGCGAAGCAGGCCGGGGGCAAACTCTTGATCGCGTGGGAATCAACGATCACCAGCTCCGCGTCGATTTGGTGCCGCTGGATCAGCGCCTTGGCGTGGGCCAGGCAGTCGAGCGAATCGTCGTCCATGCACCCGTCGATGCACAAGAAGGACGCCCGCGGGGCAACGGCGTTGAACACGAGCAGCGAGTAGCCGCACCGCGTCCCAATCTCTATGACGCGGCGCGGGTTGTACCGCTCACAAATCGCCGCTTTCATCGCGTAGTGGCCAATCACGGCCTGGTCGCAGAAAAACCAATCGTGCTCCCGCCAGTTCGCTTCTAGCAGGGTTTTTGCTCGGTCGAAGGTACGGAGCGTAATGGTCATGGTCGCGTCAGGAGGTTGCGGACCTCGGGAACCGTCAGCTCCACGATCCAGGCTTCGGCGTCGCGGACGCCGAAACTCGCCACGAGCCGGTCGCCACGGCGGGCCAGACCGGCCGCAAACTCAATCGCTCGCGTCTCAAGGAACGCGAACGGCATCGAAATACCCGTGATCGCCCACGAGGCTTCCGAATCAAACTCCACGAATCGGTGCTCGTAGATGCGTTTTCCGTCGTCTTCGGCGACCTCGTGAATGAGGGCGAGCCACCGGCTTCCGCCGATCGGGACGAGCTGCGACCCGCCGCGGAAGCCGGCCGCGATATGCGGGGAAGGGGCGTGACGCTCGACAAGCCATGCCCCATCATGCTCCGCGACCGTGGCCACCTGTCCGCCATCGTTGCAGGCGTAGAGCCACCGGGCCCGCCCCAGAATCGGCATCCAGTTCTTTTCGTGCCGCTCGCCCGTGGGATGGCAGCGGATGCTATCGAAATACCCGACGCCGATGCGGCACGTCCCGTCGTAGGGGGCAAAGTTTCGCACGGTGGCCGAAAGCAGGGGCCGGCCGTCCACCTCGTTGAGCCGCACGTCCTCGAGCCCGTCCACCGGGAAAGCCGTCCGCTCGTAGGCGGCCGGCATCCGCTCGACGTAGGTGGGGGCCATGTCGTCGTCCAGCGTGACGAGGAGGTTTTCGGTGCGGATGACGCCGTTATCCTCCGGCGGCATCTCGTACCGACCTTCCACGATGCGGTAGTTGCTGGAACGGACGTTCACGATCCAGCCGGACGTTTCCGCGATGATCGACGGATTGAACAGCGACCACCCAGGAAATGCCTGCTCC